CGCTTTCACTTACCCCTTACCTCCACGTTAGCCGTCAAGATGTTCCATGCCGCAGCAGCCACCGCCGGAACCTGCCCATTGCGGATGCAGTCAGTTCTGTCCACTGCACGGGCCAGCCCATTACCCATTCCTCGAAGGCTGGCGTATGCGTCTTTCCAATCTCTGTTCCACGCCAAGGGTTTGAACTCCCACCCCACTCGTCCAGTCTGCCCGCTACGTGGTTCTTTCCGCTCCTGCATCCGCTCGGGGTGGGTAGCGACGATCCAAAGGCGCTCCCGCTTATGTGGCGCACCAACGGCTGACGCTCCGATACAACCCCATTCCGCATCGAACCCCATCGCGTCAAGGTCAGCGAGGACGGCTCCGAGTCCCCTAGTAACGAGCATTGGTGAGTTTTCGATAAAAGCATATTGCGGCTCAACCTCTCCGATGATCCTGGCCATTTCAAACCAGAGTCCACTTCGCGTTCCATTTAAACCTGCCCCTTTTCCAGCGCATGAAATGTCTTGGCACGGGAAGCCTCCCGACACCACGTCAACAATTCCTCGCCACGGCCTGCCGTCAAAACTCGACACGTCAGACCATATCGGGAATGGTTCAAGGCATCCATCGTTTTGCCGTTGTGCCAAAACTTGTGCGGCGTATCCGTTACGTTCAACTGCGCAAACGGTTCGCCATCCAAGGAGCCTGCTTCCCAAAATGCCCCCACCAGCGCCTGCGAAAAGAGCCAACTCATTCATTTTTACCTCTGTCATAGACCGCTAACAATTCGGTCAAAAGGACAGCTACAAGCTGCGCTTGTGATGCCCTCGTTTCACTCGGCTGCCTCTTACCTCAAACGTTAGAGCGCTTCCGTATTGCCACAGCGAAGGTAGCGTTCGGATCGTCATAATCGAAAGAATCAACGGCTTCGCATGCTTTGGCGCACGATTCGCGCTCTTGCGCCGCCACGGCCTGTGCAAAATTATGCAGCCACTGCGCGCTGACGCTAATGCCATCACTGCCTGACAATCCGCCGTCAGGAAAACAATTTTCAACCTCTTCAAAACTCAGCATTTTGCTATCCTTTTGTCTTGCTCTAACCCCTAGATGCAGGGGATGGTTGGAAGCTACGTCGTTATAGGCACAGGTCTCCGCACCTCCTGATCTAAACGTTAGCCGCGATAAGGGCGGTCACCTTCGGCCATATAGTGAGCGTTGAATTCATGCACACGCTGCTGAGTAAAAGGCTCGTCGCCGTCGCCATCGCTACAGTCTCCGAAATACCAGACCGTCTCAACGTTCTGGCTTGCATGCAGAGCCATCAACACCGCCGCAATGCTCGGCCACGGGCCGCGCTCGTATCCCGGCCCGTAATACCGCCAGCACTGGTCAATTTCGTAATTTGCGCCTTCGCAGGAGCTTTCTTTTTCCGGCCTCAGTTCGCAGCCGACCGGCAAGCTGCCTGGTAGCTCCGGCTCTGCCCCATCAAATGTCTTCACGTAAATACAGGCATCAACACCCATGTCATTCTCCTTTTGTTGCGGCTGGCTAACTCTTCAATCCAGCGGACCGCAGCAAGCTGCGTCCGCTGATCTCAAACGTTAGCCCGCGCGGGCAGCAGCCAGCGCAACAAGAATTGCGTCCATTTCTTCCCAGCGGAACGCGCCGGCCATTCGTAGCGGCAGTTCCGGCCCGGCCCCGTGAACCATTATTGAGGCTCCCTCGTGGTTCGACCATGTATTGATCGTCACCGTCATCTTCCCGGCATCAAGAAAAATTTCTTTGCTATCGGACTTCATCGTTTCAAGTTTCACTATATATCCTTTTAATACGCCTAACATTGCAGTCGAGCGAATCCCCGCCTGCTGAGTTCTGTGGTTAATCGTTACCGTCGTCGTGGCGGGTCTCGCTCACTTACACGTTAGGGGGCGGCGGCAGTGGCATCCAGTGCGTAACGTCTTCATGATCTGAGGATGGGCCTTCTCGGCTAAACCAAAGGTTGTGCTTTGCATCATAAGACACGTCACAATTACGGGAATTAGAGTATGAGTCCCATACGTCAATTTCTGTTCCGTCTTTTGGTGCCGTACTGATTGGTTGCCAGCAACCTAACATTCCAGTCGAGCCGGACTGCCCGCAAGCTGGGTATTTTGCGTCTTGTGATTGATCGCTCATTCTTCAACCCTTTCCTGTTCAGTGGGCGGGCATCCGCTCACTTTTACGTTATAAGGTGCCGGTTACGAAGTCCGGCGCTGGCGTTACCCTCCCAGCCGCTCAAGATCAGGCCACGTCTGTCACATGGCAGCAGCACAAGCAGGCTTGGAGCCTCCGCTGTGCCATCGGTACTACGGGACGCGGTTTGCAGTAACACAGCCGCGCGATGCGTTTGCACTCGGCCAGAACATCCCAGCCCATGCTGCTGCAATCAGCGTGCAACTCATAACACTACAGTCGAGGGGATTCGCTACAAGCTGCGCTTTCCGCTACCCCTCAATTACGACGTTAGCCGTCAGTCCGCAATTTCCTGCTTTGCCATTTCGCAAAATATCCCGCACTGAATTTCAGGCTCGGTTTGGTAGTCACCAGTGCCTGGCTGCAACTCGTCAAGAAAGATTCGCGTGTCACCAGTTTTGATGATCTTCACGCCAAGCCTGCGCGATTCATAAACCATCCGGGCAAACTGATCGGGGAAGTCGTCCCTGATCTTGTTCCAATAGCCCATGCCGGAAGCCTTGCAACACCCGATGCAGTTGTTGTGCTGATAGCCCAGCTTGTACATGGACGGAAGTTCAATTCCTGCCGATTCCACTATCGCCAAGCAGTCCGGGTGTTCCAGCCCTCGGTCAATCAGCGGCGAAAAGGCGTCTATGTTGTTGGCGTCCAGAAAGCTATCCCAGCGTCCTTGCTCTTCGGCGCAGTACCCAAATACGTGTCGGTCTGTTGGCAGTTCAAACGCCCGGCGCACTTCCTTTTTAAGCAATAGCGTGCATGGCGCTCCATCGTGCCCGCTGATATATCTACGCTTGCGGAAAACCTCATAAATCGAGCCGTCGTATTTCTCTGCAATCAGGTTGGTGATCGGCACGCCAAGCCACTTTTCACAGTCGGCGGCAAATCGGTCGTTGTCCGGGTGTTCTTCGCGCACAATGCAGCGGGCCACAACCACAGGCAACCGTCCGGCGTTTTCAACAATCGCCAGCTTGGTAGCCACCGCACTTGCCGCGCCGCAGCTAAACCAGCACACAAGACGGCTAACCCGGCAGTCGAGCGGGACAGCCTCAAGCTGCGCTTTCGGTTCGTTCGTTTCACTCATCTGCCCCTCACTTCTACGTTAGCCGACACGTTCAACCTCGTAGTTCGCATGGTCGCTAAATGCGATGTAGTCAATTTTTCCGTCCTCATATTGCGCAACAAACGCTGGGCGGAAATCCATTCCTTCGGGTGCGACAAAAGAGACGCCTATGATCCTGGCCCATTCACCTGAACGAAAAGAGTGGTGATTGGTTCCCCGAATCTTTGCCGCATCGGTAAGTATTCGCACGTTTATCCTTTCTGCCGAGAATGTCGGCTAACCCTACAGTCGAGCGGGACTCGTCTTTCGCTGCGCTCATTCCTCACCCCTCACTTCCACGTTATGCCGCCGCCCTCTCAGCCCCTCGCCTCTGCATGTTCGCCCAGCAAGTGGCACATATCCAGCGGTAGGTTAGCCGCGAGCCTGATACCTTCATTTGCCCGCCCGCCCGTGGTGCGTAGCCTTGATGATTGGTGCAGTAGCGCGGGTTATGTGGGGTTTGCTTCATCGCTCCGGCCTCATATCTCGCCCGTACCTGTGGGCTGGGTGTCCTGTGTAGCTCTTGCAGTCCTGCCCGTTGTCCTCTGGTAGCTGGCGCAATGGGTGCGATTTGCCATATACCAGCGGCAAGTCATCGCGTCCGGCGCAGTAGTTGAGCTTTTGTGCCCAGTGCTGGCATGTTTTGCAGGTCATGTCACACCACTTTGCGAATTGATGGGAACGGGAATGGCGCCCAGCCAAAACCATCAGGACTACCGCCCCACGACTCGGCGTCATCTGGCACCAACAGATAGTCGTCACACTCACCCGTCACGATAGGGCAGCACAGCACGCTTTTGAGTGAGTCAGCGCGGCACTTGGCCTCTTGCTCGGGCAAGTCCTTGAAGTCGATGATGTCAATCTGCAGATCGTTCTCGGAGCCATTGACTAGAAAGATGTTGTATAGGCCGGTGTGGTTCTTGGCGATTACGATTTTCATCACTTACCCCTGTTTGTTTGCGTAAGTCATACTAGCGCATGCGTCAGCTATGCGCAAGGATTATCTTGCGGCCGTTAGCGTCTTCTTAAATCGCGACAACATCGCCTTGGTTTCCTCGCTCATCTTCGTCGGCGCGGCCTTGGCTTGCTCCTGCTGTGCCTGCATGGTCTGGCGCTTCTCGATCTGCCGTTCCCGCCATTGCCTGGACTGCTCGCCAAGCTTGATGAACTTGTCGATATTGCCGCTGCGGAAGATCACGTCTAGCCCGTCATGGTCGCGCCTGCCTTCCCACGGGTCAGAGGCGACGCCTTCGATTGCTATCTGCAAGTCTTCCAGCTCGTAGCCAATTTCAAACTGTGTGACGAGGATGCGGAACTTGACGGCATCCATGCGGGATCGTGGATGGTCTAGCACGTCGCGCCAATAGTCGAAGACTTGCTCAACTAGCGGACGGTAGATGTCGTCGTTGATGCCGATTTGGTGTGATTTGCGGGCCATGTCATGCTCCTAGTGTGTCAGCAAAAATTCCCCACTTAGACCTGCGTCTTTTCATCAGGTCTTCGTACTTCTTGTAAGCACTGGTCTTCGTTGGGCTGAAGCCAAGATACTTGCACCAGTAATCGTTCTTCAGAATCGTTTTGCAGACCCTTCGCCAGCTCGGAGCCTTGCCGGTGTTTTCTATCTTTAGAGGCACTTCGTCTGGAATTCCTTCAGGGTATCCCCTGCTTTTCCACCAGTTGATATACACAGCAATCTTGTTCTTGTAATGCTCTGCTGTCTTTGGCGGTGAGCTTCCAAGAAGGCTCTTTGCGAATGACTCCCATGTGTGGCCTTCAGGCAATGAAATGGTGTGATTGCCCATCACATTACCCCTTGAGTTTGCATAGACCTTTCCGGTATTTGCACCATTCACGCGAAGCAGTATTTTCGCCCACGTCAGCGGCTCAACTACTTGATACAGCCATAGACCTTTGCGCGACTCGTCCCCCATTGGCTCGCAGATTCTCATCTGATGAATGGTCATGCCAGCCTGATGCATGCGGTCATAGAGCTTGTTGTAGGACTTTCCTGTCTTGCCGTGGAACGTCCAAATATCTTCAGTCTTCCAGTCATAGATCGGATACACATTCCACACGTTTTCAACTACGTTTGTTGTGTGCCTCTTGCCTTCAAAGGCTGGCTTGTCGCGTGAGATAGCGCGAAACCTGTTCAGTGACTCTTGCGCTCTGATTCCGACAAAGCAGCCGCACAGCCCGCCTTCTGCGTACCACTGCGCAAACGTAGGTACAAACTCTTCAAACATGATTCCGTCATACCAGAACGGGAACGCTTCGCCGTCCTTGATAGACACGTCGGACTTTTCCCTGACCCACAGATTGCGCTTACTCTCTTCCCATGCCGTCCATTCTGGCTCGCACCAGCGATGAGAAAGCCCCACGAAGCCGCTTTGAGGCAAACAACAACGTGAGTAATCCAAGCGGCAACAAACCAAGCCACAATCGCGAGGCCACAAAGGATTGTTGTATCTGACGAACCTTTTTGATTACGCATTGCATGATCCTTCCTTATGAGTTGTTTAGACATAACATCCCCAAGGGTGATAGCCCCAGCTCCCGTAGGCTTGCTATCTACCTTCTCCGCATCTAGCAGGACTACGCTATCAGCCAAGATACCCATGAGGCCGGACAATCACGCTTGAGGGCTGTCTCACCACTTGACCCTGCAAGCTTTCCCCTGTGCTCCAGAACATCAGGGCCGGGCTATATCTGCGGTCGTGCTTCCCGCTGCCCGTCATGTGCTTCCTTCCACGCGGCCCATTCAAGCCCTTGCTATCGTGTGGAGTACGACCGGCCCTAGACGCAAAAAAGCCCTTTTGGGAGCTAGCCTAGGTTCTAGGAAGTTTCTGCAATAGCCGCTATGACTCGGCGCATACAGACGACCTAGACCAGCTTCCGAAAGGGCTTCTGATCTTTACATCTGTCATAGTGTTACTGCATCGGTTTCCTAGGCCGATGGCTAACTTTGGCACATCATTTCCCGCCCGTCAAGCCCCCTTACGTAAAACTGCTGTAGCCTTGAGCGTCAGGCAGTAGCGATCTGGCGCAATCATGACAATGATCCCGGACTTCTCCATCCGACGAAGCACCGACTTTGTAAATGGCGGATCGTGTGAATCTGTGCGGATGTCCGGCCCAAGCTCTTGCGGGAAGAACTCTTCAGGCATTTCTGCAAGGAAGTCAGCGATCTTCATTTGCTACTCCTTCCGTTAAATCCACACCCAGCAGCAGGTAAGCAGCGCACATGTCCGCGTCACTGGCAGAGCGGGACAGTACGTCGATAGCCTCGTTCAGCGTGGCTATGTGGGCGTTTCTGTACCAGAGTCGGATCAGCAGGGCTAGGATGATGGCTAGCAGGATGGCGGTTGTCATTGCACAGCCCTCCGGTAAGTCCGCACCCAGTGACCATGTGTAGCGGCTGATTGCGCCGGCTCCATGCGGCCAGTCCATTGAATCACACCCTCGCGCAGCAGGGCGTTAGCGAAGGCGCCCCAAGTCTTGTGCGAAGAAGGCAGCCAGTTCTCGCCGACCTCTGCACAGTAGGCGCGGAACTCTTCCATGCGAAAGGTGCGGTTGCCGGCTGCGGTGCGATGCTCCAGCCACGAGACGAGAACAGGGCGCATCAGGTGGCACCAGTCAAGGTTTGCGGCTGCGGTAGCGGCTAGTCCTTCGGTCTTGAGCTTCTGGGCTAGTTGTTGGTTCATTTCCTACCCTTGTGTGTTGTGACAGCTCCACTCTAGCAAGCCATCCGACTATGCGCAAGAATTATTTTAGTGCGAAGAAATGCTTGCAATGTGCATTCCTTTGTATTAGTATTCGTACATCAACAACCAAGGGGCAATCATGAACATCAATCAAGCATTCGACGCAGCACTGGCCGGCACGCTCACACAAGGCGAGCTACTCAAGCTGTTGTGTTCAGTGGCTGATACTAGCGCAGTAGTGGAGCGCGTAGAGCAATCCATCGCAGCGCGACACCCTGAAATGATCGGCCCGTTTCGCCCGATGACCGATGACGAAATGGACGCGGCTTACGAGTCTGGAAATCGCTCGATCTATGCGGATCAGGCTAACGGCTGGACGCTGGACTAAGGGGCGCGCAATGAAAGACTACATGCAATCAACCCGCTGCAACGCACACCGTCCGGCCATCCCGGCTCTGTACCGTGGCGGATGGATCAAATGCGCGCTGGCTCTGCTGGTTGTGTGGGGGTTTGTGATTTGGATGGGGGTGTGATGTGAAGCTGGCTGATCTGACGTTTAAGGCAAGAAAATGATCGACACCGAAACAATTACGCGCTGGCTGCATCACAACGCACTCACTGCGGCTGAGGCTGTGCGCGTACTGGAGTTGTCCGGCTTTCCGCTGGATGACGCTATAGCCATTGTTGGCGATGCTGTACTGAGTAAAGGGGAAGATGAATGACCGTGTTAAAAAAGCTGCAGCAACTTCGTGTTGATCTGCATTCAAGCGCACTGAAGAAGACGGGCAACAACAACGGAAAGCCGTTCTTTGAGCTTCACGACTTCATGCCGCAAGCAATGGTGCTGATGAACACGGCGGGCCTTTGTGGTGTGTGCAGCTTCACAAGCGAGCTGGCTTCGCTGACCCTGACCGACACAGACGACGGAACCTCTACCGTCTTCACTATCCCGATGGGCACGGCAGAACTGAAGGGCGCTCATGTGGTGCAGAACATCGGGGCTTGCGTTACTTACGAGCGCCGCTATCTCTGGCAGACCGCGCTAGACATCATGGAGCATGACGGTCTGGATATGCTGCCGCTTGGCGATGATGTGATTCAGGGCCTGATTGAAAAGATGGGCGCAGCCGAAACGCTGGCAGACCTCAAGACCGCATACGACGAAGCTCTTGCCGCTGCCGGGAGCAATCGCGATGCCGTCAAAGACATCGGAGCAATGAAGGAATCCCGCGCCAAGGCTATCAGTGCCAAGACGCCGCGCTCTGAAGAAATGTTCGACAAGGCGGTAAAGGCTTATCAGTCCGGCACTTTCACCATTGCAGGGCTGAAGGAAAAGCCGCTTACCGAACGTCAGCAAAAGATCGTGGCAGATCTTGAGGCCGCGCAGCAATGATCCTCATCCATCCATCATCGCTGGCGAAGATCATGCCAGAACCCAAGGCCAAGGGCGAAGTGCTATCGGTCGGCGCAAAAACCTACCTTAACGGGCTCGCTAAGGAAATCGTCTATGGCTACCGCGAGGAAATCACATCCAAGTACATGGAGAAAGGCATTCAGGTAGAGCAGCTTTCAATCGACCTTTACAACGAAGTTAGCTTCACTTGCCACACAAAGAACACGGAGCGCCTGAAGGATGAACTGATGTGCGGAGAATGCGACATCAAGGACGATGATTGCATTATCGACATCAAGTCGGCGTGGTCTCTTGCGACATTCCCGGCCACGGCTGCGACGGCGCACGATCCTGACTATGAGTGGCAGTTGCGCGGGTATATGCGGCTGTGGAAGCGTCCGTTTGCAGAGCTGGCGTTCTGCCTTGTCGATACGCCTGACGAGCTGATGCGATACGAAGACCCGCGCATTCACAAGGTTAGCCACATCGAGCCGCACATGCGCGTTACCAAGGTTCGATACGAGCGCGACATGGGCATTGAGGCCCGCATCGAAGCCAAGTGCAAGGCCGCCCAGCAATACGTGCAGGAAGTCTGCGAAACCATCGTGCGCGAGCACAGCTACTAGAGGAAGTCATGAGAGGATCAATCACAGAGTACGTCAATGAGCGCGCCACGTTTCAACCGGTCATGCCGAAGGTGCGTGACTACACGGTGCGATTCACCAAGGCAGACGGAAAGCCAGGCAGCGTGACCGTAAGCGCTGGTGACGAGAAAGAAGCGGGCCGCCAGATCAAGGCGGTTATCAAGGAAGTTTTCCCCGGCGCTACGGCGCTGCAATCTATGGAGTGTGAGGAATGAGCAATACCATCGTAGTGAAAGGCAATCTGACCGCTGACGCTGAGGTGCGATTCACGCCAGCCGGTAAGCAAGTGCTGACGTTCAATCTTGCCGACAATCAGGGCTTTGGCGACAACAAGACGGCCACATTCTGGCGCTGTCAGTTGTGGGGCGAGCGGGGCGAGAAGCTGGCGCCCTTCCTGAAGAAAGGCAATCAGACCTGCGTGACGGGCGAGGCGTCTTTGCGTAAATACGACAAGGACGGCAGCGAGCGCACAAGTCTGGAAATCCGCGTCAATGACGTGTGGCTGATCGGCGGCAAGGAATCGTCAGAGTCTGAGCATCGCCAAGCGCCGAAGTCTGCGAATGAGCGGCAAGCGACTGCAAGCGAAGCGCCAGCATCAGGCGGATTTAGCGCTGACTTTATCGATGACTTATCGTTCTAACCAAGGAGCTACACACATGCCAAGAAAGCCCACACCCAAAGCCCCTCCGTTCCGTCTTGAAGACATCAACGGACAGACCATGCTGAAGCTGCGCCTGATATTCGGCTGGAGCCAGACCAAGTTTTACGCACCCGCCGGAGTCTGCCAGTCCTCGGGATCGAAGTACGAGACCAACGAGCGCGACATTCCAGACGATACCAAGCGCGCACTGGCTTGGACATGGGAGCGTTACATCCGCAGCAATGCGGAGCAGATCGGCGTGAGGATGTGACATGCTGCCATCAATTGCAGAGCAAATGCATGCTGCGGCAAATTGCGCGACTTACGAACCCGCACCATATGCGCCGAAACACGGAGGCGGAGGCAACCTCGAAAAACGAAGAGAAAAATACTTGTTAATACTCTCCGCGCTGACTCGCAAGCCGATGAATCGGGGCGAATTAGGAAATGAATTATTGGTCTGCCCGTCAAGCGTAACGAAACACATAGCTAACATGGTCGGAGACGGACTAATCGAAGATAGCGAATGCCGATCACTTAGGAGAGTGGTTCGAATCACTGAGTACGGTCGTATTTGGCTTCAATCAAAAAGGGGTTGATATGGAAAAAAGAAATATTCTCGATATTTTGATGCTGCTTTCCGCGCTGGAATCATGGTCGTTTTCGGTCGGCAAACCTCTGCCTGAGAACATTCATGAAAACCTGACGAATATTATCGACGAGCTGAGTGTTTATATTACGGATGAGGCCGCGCAGAAATGAACTCACGCACAATCGGCTTTATGCTTGGCGCTGCAAGCACGGTGGCTCTGATAGGTTTTCTTGCCGGTTACTACTATGGTAAAGAGCAGATCAAACCGAAGGACATCGAGCCGGTGGCATGTGTCCCGGCGTCACGTCCGTATTGTACGAGGGGTTGGAAATGATTAAACAGGATCTGTCGTTGCAGATGCATTTCCTACGCACAGAACCCCATAGCTAACCGTGCCACCAGTCCCATTTTTAATGGAGATGGTGTGGCTATTTGCCGACTTGAAAACACCAGTTTTGCCAGCGGTAGGCGTATTGGTGTTCTCAAATTCACTCGATGGATTTGAAACAATTGTGATCGTAGCCGACTTGTAATCGGCGAAGAACAGCGCCGCAGCCCAGCTTGAAAGCTTTTCGCCTATTGTTTTTTCAAAAGTCATACCCTGCCCTTACGCCACACGGATCATGACCACAGACCCATTCCTGTAAAACTGCCCGAGCACCACACCGCCCGCTGCTGCTGCTGCATCGTTTGCATAACTCGTACTTGTGTGCAGTTGTGTTGCAATTATTGCGCTTGCGTTCAGAGTCAAAACGCCCAGCACAATGATTGACACACCAGAGATCGATGTAATTGACACCGCGTCGCTGGTACTTACCGTCACGGCGCCAGAAAATGTCGCGGTATCGCTCACTGCCAACTCGCCATTTACGGCTAGCGTTCCTGTAACACTAGGGTTCGCAAAAACTTCGCCGCTTGTGTAAGCAATTGTCCCACTCTTGTCCTGAATCGTTACCGTGCGATCTGCGGTCGGATCAGTGATAGCAAGTGATGTTTCGTAGGCGTTACTTGTGGCGCCTTCAAACGAAAGCGGAATAGCGCCAGTCAGGACAGATCCGCTAAGATCAACCGGCCCGGCAATGGGGAAGTAGAGAGCATCCGCTGCGGCTTTGGTAAGGAAGTTGCCGCTTACGTTATCCACAGTGCGCAGCGTAACGTCTGCTGAAGTCTTTTCAATCAGCTTGTAATCGTCCAGACCATACCAGAACGTCGCCTCACCATTGGCGTTCATGATTACCGGATTGGTGGCAGGAGTGGTCAGCCCGCCATCGGTATAGACCGGGAGAGGGGTAGTCGTACCGGCTTCGTAGGTGTAGAGCTTCGCGCCTGAGAGCGGGCTTCCGCTGCTATCAACGATGCGATATACGCAGCCGGTTGCAATGATTCCTTGTGCCATGATGTTATGCCTTTTCTTCCGGCTGAATATTGAACGCAGCCAATTGGTGAATTTCTTCCAAGCGGTCATTCCTTTGACCAGCTCTTGCGAATCATCTCTGTGAGTATGTCGAATCGCTTATCGATTCGGTCTGACAGTCCGCCTATCTCTTGGCGCAGATCACGCACGCTCTGTTCGTGTCTTGCGTTCAGCTCGACAATCGTTCGATCGTGCTTGTCGCGTAAGTCCTTGATGGCCTCTTTGTAAGCGGCGTCCGCCTTCTCAACGTCGCGGACGTGCTCCATAAATGCCTGCGCTGACGCTTTTTCGTCTATTCGCTGATTTGTCATTTTCCACACCACGCCCACAAGGATCATGACTACTGATGCCGGGGCGATCGATTCCCATCCCATTTTGTACCTCTTCTTGTTATTGCCGAAATAATTAGCAGCGACTCCAGAAGCTGCACAATGATTGTGTAAGGGTCGGGATGGATGCCGACAGGGATAATGGTTGCGCCGGCCATGTGCGCCATGCAAAGGCATGTGGCGACAATGCCGACGTGTCGGCTACCTGGCGAATTGATGACGAAAGAGATTAGGCCCACTCCCATCTCTACACAGAACAGAATCCAGTACCACGACTCCGGGCTGCGGTTCGGATCAATCGGCCAGAACACCGACATAGCCACTACGGCAAGCAATAGCAGCTCCTTCTGCGCTCTTACCTGAGTCAGCGCAAACAGAAATACCGCCATTGCGTACCAGTTGGTCATTTGGATGGCTTTGGTCGCGGCTGTGGCTTGTTGGGTGTCTTGGGTCTGTTTCCGTTGCCTGCCATGATGTTTCCTTTCTGTGTATTATGAGGTATGACGATTATTCTATATGCTTTGGCGCACTCTATTGGCATTATTGCCTATTCGATACTACTTTCCTTGTTCCCCGGCGACAGCGCCACTAACTCCTGCGGAACCAGAGCTAAGAAGCTGGGCAAGCTTCGCCGCTACAGGCGTCGGGACGGGGCTTCTTCGTGACGTAAATTCAGGACGAAGTGCTGCAGTAGCGGACCTTTCATTCTGGAAGTTTCGGAACGAGTCGCGCAAGATATTGACGCCCGGAAACCGTCCTATCTTCCCGGAAAGCTCAGACAGCAAATTCATTGTTGCAGCAGCAGTGTTTGAGTTATTCACCGCCGATCCTTCCGGCTGAGTCTTGATGTAAGACATCACGCGCCCAGCGGCAAATAGCTTCTCTACTTCGTCAGGCGAAAACACTTGCAACAGCTTGTCGCGGCCCATCTTGCGTAGTTCGGTGACGTAGCGATCAGGTGCAAACGGCTGATCCCCTGCCATGTCGTTGCCGAAAGCCTTTAGCCGCAAGTGGTTAGCAATCTGTGCTCGGGCGATGCTGCGAACTTCCGGCACGTCTTTTGCCGCCTGCAGCATTCCGCGAAGCTCGTTTGTCGTTGCGCCGATGACGTACTTATTCACAAACCGGTCGGGGTCTGCTTCGTCAAGCGCAGCCTTCAGTGCTGGAGATCCTTCAATCTTCTCAAATCGTTGGCGGGCAATATTGCGCGCTTTGTCAAATGCGGCCTTGGCTTCTACGCCTTCAGTCGTCTTGATCGGAGCGCCGTTCAGTGCATCGCGAACCTTGCCAATAGCCATAGCTTCGGCCTTGTTTCCTGACCGCTGGGCGGCAGACAGAACACGATCCATCTGCACGGCTGTATTGACGTTGAACGGAATTTTCCCCGTGCTGACATCATTCAGCATTCCGCGCACTTGAGCCGGCAGGAAGCTACCTAGCTGGCCCTCGTCTAGCGCGTTATTTGCTGATTGGCTGAATGCTGCTGTGTCTAGCTCTGCTGCCCTGCCGGTAGCCATGTTCCTTGCCCCTGAGTACGCAGCATCAACTGATGCGCTGGCGGGTTCATCAGACTGGCGCAGAAGCCTGCTAAGGGACGTTCCTGCGGTGTATTGGTCGTCTGCTGTATTGCCGGGAGAGAATACCTTGCGCAGGGATTGGCCTTGCTCTGCAAATCGATTGGCAATCGGGTTCTGTCCGCCGATAGAAACACCGCGCATGTTTCGCTCTTGAGCAAACTGCATGGGGTCGCGTGTGAGCTGTGCTTGTGTCGGATTGACGCCGACCGACTTAAAGTCAGCCGCACGGATAAGTTCGGCGGGATTTAGCTGGCGTCCAGTTGAAAGAGCTTGCGCAATTTGACGTTGCACCCCTTCACGGATAGATGCGGGAAGGCTTGCCAAATCCATGCCAGCATCGCGGGCTTCTGGGCTGTTTGCCCACATATTCAGGATGCGTTCGGCCTCTTGCGTGGCGTTCTGGCCGGCAGGGGCGCGCATACGCTGCACGATGTTATTCACACCATTTGCTAGAGAACCAACTAACTTAGACGCCACTGGAGTCAATACAAACCCTGTAGCGCCGCCTGCGCCTATTTGTATGGCTTTGGTTGTCCAGAAGTCTTCCGAGTCTGTCACGGGCGCTGCTGCGCCCATTCCGGCGCTGACGGCAGCCCCTCGCGTAGCAAGCTGTTTCAATGTATTGGCTTTCGCCAGCCATCCAGCGGGGGCAAGGTTGGCCGGGCTGATTACTCCGCCTCCAAGACGGTATGCGTCAAATCCTTCGCTTCCTCGCAATGCTCTGGTTCTTTGGTATTCCTCTTCCTTTTGCTGCACTGCTTTGTTGATATGTTCTCCCTGACCAATAGCTTTAGCACCTAGCTGCACTAGCCCTACGATAGGATCAGCAGCGCCCATAGCTACGCCGCGAATTTTGTCTGCGGCCTGGTTGACCACGGGCGGAATATTGATGCCGGCCAGCTTCTTCTCTATCCACGACATTGGCTCAGGCTGCGCCATTGGCTTAGGTGCCGCAGGCGGTTTTTGTGACGCGATCTGTCCTGAAGCTTTTGCTTCAAGCTCTGCCATTCTTCGCAATGCCTCTAGTTCTTCGCGGTCGCTCATGGCTTTTTGAACCTCTTGCGCAATGCATCAAGTTCCGCCCGTTCTTGTGTAGACAGGGCGCCGCCAGAGCTAGGCGCAGCGGGAGTGGCGGGGGGCGATTCAGGAACTTGCGGGCCTGCGCGACCTGCTGCAATTCTTGCTGCTGTCAGGATGTTTTTTAGGCGATCTTGCTTGTCTTTGATCGTATCCTTGTCGTCCCCGATCTGCGGGAAGTACGATTTTGCATAGCCAAGCAATTGCTCTTTTGTGTATGCCGCGCCAGTGCCAAGGGTCAATGCTGCGTCCAGCATATCTAGCTGCGCGGCTTCTACCCGCTGGCGGGCTTGTGGCGTCATGGCGTTACTTGCCACACTTCCGATCAATGGAAGCCCGCCAACTGCCGCAGCGACAAGCCCTTGCTTTGCCGCATTAGGGTCTTTCTTCAAAGCCTGTTCTAGCTGCCTGCTGGAGCTTTCCAGTCGAGACAGAAGGGTAGCCGCCTTGCGCTCTCCCTCAGTGGCGTTTGATGCCTTTGGCGCTTGGGCTACTGGCTTGCCGTCTGGCCCGACGATAGGACGAGCTCCACCGCCGCCGCGAGTAGGAACCTGCATCGGCCCTTGTTCGGTCTGAATGATGGTCATGGGTACGCCGCCAGCGTTTGCGCCGGCTTGTGCAATGCGGGTCTTTCCTTCAAGGTATCCCGGAATCCATTCAAGTCCGTTTGCGCCCATTCGCATGCCTTCTGGAATGCGCCCGGACTCACGATTTTTGCGGTCTCTTTCGTCGTTCTTTGCGGCTTCGTCGGCGCGGTCTTTTCTGGCTTGCGCAGCCTCTTGGCGCTTGCTGAAATAAGCTGGATCAGACACGCCAAGGAAATAGTCCTGCGCATTGTCTGGCGTGAGATTCTGTTTCACCCATTCAACCTTGCCCTGAATGACTTCGGGCGGCAGGCCGATAGCGGCATACTCTTCTGCCACAGCTTCAGGGGTTCCGCCCTTCGCGCCGATGCGTGCGTGAGCGCCTGACAGGAGTTGAATCTTGCGCTGCATTTCCGCGTCTTTGCGCTGGCGTGCTGAGTCGGCCATGCCTTGCATCTTGCTGGCTTCGTCGAGATAGCCGCTTTGCATCAGGGTCTGTGACAGTTGCTCAGGGTCGCCGCCTTGTCCTAGCAGTTGCTGAAGTTTGTTCTTGCGCTCAATCCCCTGCATTTCTGCTTGGCGCTGCGCGGATTGCATTCGGCGCTGTTCTTGTGCGGCAGGGTCGAGAATGGCCGCAAGACGCATGGGCGCCTGCGTATCCACTCCCTGATAGATGTTTGCATCAATCGCCATAGTAATCACCTTGATTCAGCATGCTGGCCAGTCGGCGCGGCTGACCGTAAATGGATTGCGCGGGTTGCTGGCCGAGTAGCTTTTGAATATCCAGCGGGGATTGCGCGATTGCTGCATTGTAGTCTGTTGGTGCCGACGTTGCAGCAGGGGCAAAGTTGGCCGTGTAAGCCTTGAATGGCTGGTATCCGCCAGACGATCCGCCGCCAGAAAGCAAATCAGATAGCGAATTGATCGGGATGTTTTGTGATCTCTGCGCTGACTGGCCGACTGGCGACGAATGCGCGGAAGAATAAGAATTGCTGGCGTTGCCAGAATCGTTCCCTTCCATAGTTCCATATCCACTATCACCGACCAAAGAACTCCATCCGCCGAGCCCTAAGCTCCCAACGGCATTGCCAACTGCGGATTGCTGCCCGAGATTCCCTATCGTCCCTGTAATCTGGGCTGCAGAAGAGCCACGATCATTGCCAAATAGAGAGTTTAGGTTCTGCCCAAGGTTCAGATTATTTGAGTTAATGCCGTACTGTGCGGCTGAGTTCAATAAACCCGCAGGGCCACTGTTATACAGGTTGGCTCCGGTGTTTATAGCAGCCCCGGCGGCGGGGTTAAACATGCCAGCAATCGAGCCTACCGCGTTAACGCCTTTACCTCCACCATAAGCGTTTGCAGCGCCATATAGGGCCCCTAGCACCGGATTAGCAGCGGTCAGGGCAAACTGTGCGGCTGTACTCGTCCACGGGTTGTCCTTAGACCAAGACGCCAACTGGTCAAGCCCGAATGTCGGTAATGCAGACTGCCAATTTGGGTTATACCCGACAAGCTCACCAAGCCCGCCTTTGTCCCCAAACCCCACAGTCGGGTCATACCCAAAGACCCCTTGCCAAGCCTCATTGCCTGCTTTTGAGTTTGCAGCATCAAGGGCATCCTGCTCTTCTTGCGAGTTAAACCGGCCTTCTGACAAATTCCAGCCGCCCGCCATGTTTCCGGGTTCGCCAGCCGCCGGGCCCCCGTAGACGCCAGTCGCCCCACCTTCCTGCCCCAATCCTGCGATTGCATCAGAGTCAGAAACGTACCCACTATCCCACCCGCCGTCGTCACTCTCCATGCTGGATGAGCTTGTGTTGTCCCCATCATCATCAAAGTTGATGCCGCCAGTGAAAGGATTGGGCCTGCCAGAACCACCCATCGCTTTAAGCAAAGGGATTACCGTTGCAGCCTCTCGCGGGTTTATGTGCAGAGTGATGGAGTCCTGCCCGCCACGGCTGGCGAGCTGGCCCGCATCACGCACAGATAGCAGGTCGGATAGGCGTTTCATCAGTAGCCCTTTGTTTCATCGTAAGGGTCGTATTGAGTTTGTGACGGGGTGTAGTTGTCGTAGTAACCGCCATTCACGTCACCGTACTGCTGATCGTGAATATTCCCGATGTTGCTAACGTTGTCTTGTGCGCCAGTGTATGAGCCGTCGTAGTTATAAAGCAGATCGCTCAGCCAGTTTCCTGCTGCAGAAGCTCCGCTACCGATCAGGCTTCCAAGTCCGCCCGCCAGATTGCCACCGACCGTGCTATTTTTCCCCGTGCTGGAGCCAAGAAGAGCAGACAGAGACTTCACGATTGCATTTGTGCTGTTTGCGCTCAGGTTGCCGCCAGCGATACCCGCAGCGCCTTGAGCGTTGCCCAATCCCTGATAGATTCCAGCTTGTGCATTTGCTGCATTTTGGCCGACGTTAAGCAAGCTAGATAAACGATTGAACTCGTTGCCGTATTGCTTCTGCGCGTAGCCTTGGTTGAACTTTGACAGAGCAGGAATTGAGCCGCCAGCGCCGAAGTTGCCGCGAGCAGCGAGACCGCGATTGATAGCCTTTTCGCCCTCTTGCTGGCCGACCATGTACCCCGGCAGCCCGGTAATGTCGTAGCCCGGCTGCATCATCTTGTTCAGCGCGCCGATAGCGTTTTGGCCTACTTGAGCGTAGGGGGCGAGGGTTTGATTGGCCTGACCGGCTGAGGCTGTCTGCGAGCCAAGAGCGCTGTTGATTGTCTTGTTGCCTTGGTTGCCAGCGTACCAAGAGCCAGCAGCCCCCAGACCAGAGCCAAAGATGTTGCCCCAATCGTAACCCTGCTGGCCGGTACTCTCATTCATTCCCATGCCGGTTGTCATCACTGGTTCTGCCATTTTGTCACCTCACGCCTGCAAGTAATTCACAGTGGGGGCCACCGTGTAAGTAATTTTGAATTGATCGTTGAACGTCACGCGGAACATTCCCGAGACTTGTCCGAGATTGATAAACGCCGCGCCATTGCGGGAAAGCTCGATTGCTGAGACCGTTCCGCCGCTCACCACTACATCGCCAATCTCTGCGAATGACAACGTGCAAGGGCTGGCCGTTACCGTTTGCGCTTGCGGCTGCTGCTTTGATGGCTCAATCTGGCGCAAGAAAACTAGCCACTCCTGACCCATCTTGTCCAAGCAGTCTTGCGGCACTTTCTTAGGCATCGCAAGCCTCCACGTCGCAATAGGCGCCAGAGAGGGAGAACCTAACCGGATCGGAGCACGAAACTTCCCAAATCCGGCCGGAACGTCCTGACCCACATCGGAGCAGGTAGGCGCGCTTGTAATACTCGCCAATCTTTCCAAGCGTCGCGGTTCTTGAACTGCTCCAAGTATTACCGTTGTCGTCAGAGTAACGAATCATCACGAGCGGATCAGAACCTTGACCAGACGAAAGCCCTACGCCAAACTCGCAATCCAGTTCAATTCGCCCATACAAAACGCGCTTGCGCATTGAGTCAGGCATTGCAAAGGAACGAAGCCGGATCATTTCCGCGCCGTCATGGTCGTAAATCTCTTGCGAGGCTTGGTAAATCTTGCCGTTCTCGAAGTCGCCAACAAGGTGCTTGCCTTCGTGGAACATATGGCAATTGATTCGGTCGCGATAGATCAGTCCGCCGTCAAGGTATCCGCACTCAAACCAGGCGCCGGTCGCTACGTCGTAGGTAAAACTCTTGCTGTCAGTCGGGAATGTGAATTGAATGAACGTGTGGCCGCCATCCTGAATAACCGTCGCAATGGCGTCGCTAATGTCATCAAGCAGGCTGATTTGATATTCAATCGCATGAGTCGAAACTCGGGCCGCTTGGTTGCCGGAGATGCGATAAACGATTCCTGAGCCTGACTTGTCCTGACCAATCATGAATATGGCGTTGTCAGCCTTCACGATGGTCTCAGGCGCTGCGCAGCCGACATTGATCAGGCCGGAACGAGCAAACGGAAAATCCGCGTCTCCTGAATCGGTAAAGGTCTCAGTCGTCACCACACCAAACTGATACAAAAGGCGGCCAAGCGCCGCAGTCCCAACAATCAAGTCAGGGTCAGATTCTGCCGTTCCAAAGTCGAGCGCGTTCCACACTAGACCATTGTTGAAGTCCGAGTAAAAATAGTTCTGTGTGTTTATCTGTCCAGCAATGAAATATGTGTCTAGGTACGCTACTTGCCTTGTTCCGTTGGGAAAGTCGGCGTCTGCAATCGTTGTGATGGTGTTGGTCGCCAGCGTGACGATATAGCCCTGGTCGCCATCAACGATAATCAGCTGGGTGCCGTTGTCGCACATGCCGACACGACCTGAAGACGTGCCGATGGTGCCAATGGACGACAGGGCGCCAATGGTAACGGTATAGACAGCAGACCCGATTACAGCGTATCCAGCGCCGTTTGACGCCTTCCACATGCCGCGCACCTCGCCAACAGCGTCTAGGGCGTATTGGACGTAACCAAACCACGGAAAGAAGGCAGACGCATGCTTGCCATCAGACGAAACAGACTCCGGGTACATATTGAGCAAACGAGAGTTCGCAAGCGTCTTGTATCGCGCTTGCGTGTCCATTCCCATGATCGGAGCGGGGACTCGTTTCATTCAAGCCCCGGCTGGAAATAGTCAGTCGTCGTTTCTGAGTTGTAGTTCTTGGCGACGGCCATAGCCTCGTCGCGAATCATCTTCATTTCCGGCGAAACAGATACCTTGTAAGGGATGGAAAGATCAATCCCAAGCTGCGAAACAAGGTAGCGATAGAAGTGCTGCGGATAATCGACGTCATCCGTCGAAGAATCCAAGTCCTCAATCGGGGCAAGGAACACGATCCGCACGACCTGCGTCGTATCGGATGGGTAGCAGTCTAGGTACAGATCGCCCGTGAATTTCTTGGGGTCGTAAAACACCCTTGACGGGGTTGATTCGTCGTATTTCTGGCCGATTCGCTCGTATGAATAAACATCCATGAACACGAGCGGAGTGTCATTGGACGAAGTATCACGAATCGAAGCCGTCAGAATCTCCAGCGGCATGTGAATACCGGCTGAATAGACAAAAACCACAGCGCCAGAATCTGCGGCAACGGTAGTAACCGCCGTCAGTGTTACAACATTTCCAGCAGGGGCGCCATTAACGGTCGTCCAATGCACGGAGCCGTCATTCTGGACTAGACCGATGCTGTAGCCGCTTGAAACGCCGGAAACGCTCGATAGCGTCAGCGTAGAAGCCCCAAGAGCGGCATTAGCAGTAATGACGGTCTGGACGTAGGACGTAGCGGCTTTGTCGCCGCCATATCCAAGCGTGTATTTGCTCTGATCTTTCTGCAGGAACACATAGCCCGTTTTGCGCGACCATGTTTTGATTCCCTGTGAGAAATCTGCGTCACCTTGAATCTGCTTTACAAGGATATTCAGCTTCTTCAGGCCAAGGGCCAAGTCATCAGCGGTCAGTGTATCACCGGTCGCGAGAAGACCTAGATCCTCAAAGGCAGAATCGACGATATTTCTAGCCGTGCATGTGTAATCTACGCTGCCTGAGGTTGCCATTTTGCCGGCTCCATGAATCCTTTGATTGCATCATATACGCGATCAGGGGATATATCTACTTGGCACGCTGCGCATCCAGATTCCTTATCTTCGCGGCAGAATTCCCACGAATAGTGCATTGAATGGCACGGATAACAGCTCGTGTTTTTCGGGGTGAGCGAGACGGTATTAACCCAATCCCTCGTCAGGTTTTCAACCGACGAATGACTGAGTGTAATTACCTTCGGCACTTGCTCATGCGATACAGCATTAAGCACGCCGGTTTCAGGCCCGACGACAATATCAGCTACTTGAGCAAAAGCCAGCGATTGACGGATTGTCCATACACCAGACTTGCGAATTACTCGCGGCTCGTTTTCCCATCCTTGTTCAAGAATCTGGCACTTTGCGTCACCGACAAGAATTACCTTCATTTCCGGCATTTCGGTCATGATTGCGGCAATCACATGGTCAAGATACGGCCATGTTTTATGCACGGAAGACCCGGCGAGAGACCACAAAACACACTTCCCGTAAGCAGCCTTTTGCTTGACCGCCCATTCCGATTCTTCTTTTGACGGATAGAACTTCGGAACGGGCTTGAATTCAACTTCCGCCAGATCGTGAGCAAATTCAACGTAATTTCGGTTCATATACTTGCGACGGACGGAAACAGGCCATGTATGCGCAGTCCGGCCTGGAATTGCAAGCCAAGTAGCTTCTACCGACTCGGATAGGTTGATTACCTTCGTGTGCTTGGTCTTCAGGTAGTCCCAGAATTCAGGCAATTGCTCATTGGGAACCTGATCCTTGCCTTGAACAACAAACTTATCGACGTGCGGATCGTGCTTCAGAATCTCGTAGCCGATATTGGTCGTGTAAAACGTGACGTAATAGCCTTGTTTCTTCAGTCCGGGAAGGACGCTTGAAGCCTGAATGGCGTCGCCAAACGCGCCGTAACGGCATACGGCTACGGTTTTCTCGGGCTTGGGGTTTTTGTGGCTGTATCGCAGCCCTTTGCCGCCGATCTTGAACACCATAAGGAAGGAATATTCGATTCCTTCGTTTCTTTGTTCGCAGCGCACCAGATCCCACGGGCCTGCGGCAATCATCCATCGTTCAACGATTGATTCGCTCAGGTTGTGCTTGTGATCTGGATTGGCGCCGGGATCTCCTACCTTCGGGTAGAGGTCTTCATGCGGCAGATAGAGGCACAGATAGCCGCCATCCTTGATTACCCGCGTCCATTCCTTCAGGGCTTTCTTCGGGTCTTCCAAGTGCTCAAGCAAATGGCTCGAAAATACAAAGTCCATCGACTTGTCTGCAAAGATTGAAAGGTCTTCGCAGGTAGAAACTACAACGTCTGTGCCTTGAGTACCCCACCGCTCTTTACCATTATCGACGCCGATAAAATGAGGAAAGGTCTTGAACGGGCCGCAGCCCAAATCAAGACCTCTGCCATTGGTGTATTCAACCAACTCCCATTTGACCTTCGCAGATTCGTTGCATTGGGGGCCGTCAATTCGCCAGACCATAACTCCTCCTTTTTAAAAAGCCGGGTTTCCCCGGCTTCCTTGTTACACCGTCAGATTCGCGCCCGGCGTCACATAACATTCTACCGCGAAGGATTGAACGGTTGTGGCATCGGTGCCGTGAGTCAGCCAGAACTGATCGCCAGCAGCCAGAGTTACAGCCGTCGAAAGATCGTTAGTGGAAGTCGTCACAGCCGCAGAGGTCAGAGCGGTCAGAGTGGTCGTGGCCGTAGCCGTCCCAGACTTGGTATAAAGCAAAGGTTGTGATGCAGAGGTCGAGGCCACGTTGGTAGCCATCAGCGCAGCTTTGATGGTCATTGCCGTGAATGCCGCAAACTTCTGCGACACGCCATTAGCGCCGACCGTGGTATTGCCAGCAAACACATACGGCGCGATATACGCGGGATGGTCATAGGCGAGGGTCTTCTTGCTCATGTTACTTCTCCTTCCATATCGCCTCCCGATACAGAGTTAGTTTGCCAGCGGGGGAAGGCCCGATTAGGCGGGTTAAACCTGTTTCAACTTAAGACCTTTGTTCCATGGAACTCGGCCAATTTGTCTTTTGCTAATCGCGGCCCTTTGCTCTTCAGTAAGAGCATAGCTACCGTTTGCAATTCTTGTCGCCCGCACCTTTTCGGCGATCAACTTATCCTCACCCGTCAGCCTTCTTTGTTCCCAAGTTTTACGGCGCGCTTCCGCCATATTTAGTCTTGCTTGCTCAGAAAACTTTCTAGGCGCTCTGTTTCTTCCGGCTTCGGCAATATTTTTTCGCTCTTGCTCGGACTTGACTCTTCCTTTTTGAGCCTGCGCATAACGCTTTCTCAACCATCCAAACAGCTTGTTTTTTGATCTTCCTTTGTTTGACTGATTTTTGTTTCCTGCTGTCATGGCCTGAACTGAGTAGGCCAATCCTTTGTTTTCTGGGTAAATCTTTACTAGCAATTGGTGCGCTACAAAATGCTCTTCAGCAGTTAGCTGCACCAAGTTTTCTGCCTCATCACTACCGCCTAGGCATTTTGGGAATACGTGATGAACTTCCACATACCCGCCAAGAACGCGATTTTTTGCGCGATCAATAAGCCTATCGTAATGTGCTTTGTAATCCATTTCACTCTCCACGCTATAAGGTAAATAAATTATAGCGTGGATTGTGAAGTAAAAACGTATTACACGGAACTATCCCACTTCACAACCCGCGCGTTTGCGCTGTTTGTGGCCGTATCGAGGGTATGGACTAACCCAAAGCCGCCGAGATAATACCATGCGATACCCTTTGACCGACCGTAGTCAGTCGGGATTTTCGCCCGGACTTCTTCAGGGACAACCACACCTTCCATCACCACGTCGTCGCCGCAGAAGAAAATCCAGTCCGACTTGGCGTTGTTCCATGCGTCACCAGTGTTGGTAAATGCGTTGAACGTGGTCGAGTCGGCGGCTCCGCCTTGTGGGATGTTGGTTTGTTCGACGTAGCGGACGTTTTCGTAACGACCAATCTCGCCATTCATGATCATGCCGAGACCGCGCTCGGTGTATTGGTGAATGGTTTCGAGGTCGTTCTTCAGCCGGCGCAGGGTCGAGGGGCGGGCCAGAGCGTAGTAGTCATCGCCGGTGTAAGCCGGGATGTTGCGCTCCTTCATGGTATCGACGATCAGCTTTGCGTGTTCCTTCTGGAATGCAATGTTGTTCGTGCCGGTACAGGTGCCGTTCGTGGTCAGCGTGATTACGTCGGTTGCCGTGCCGCTGGAGCCCGGAACGACGCGCAGCGGAGTGCGATTGAACTGGGTATAGACCGAGGCATCAAACCACTTTGCCGCGTCGTTCTTCAGCACCTTGTTGATTACGGCCTTCACGTCATGCTGAGACAGTGCGTCGAGCTTGCCGGAATACGGAACAGAGTTCGCGATTTCGGAAACGGTCAGCGTGCCTTGCGTGATGGTGAAGTTGGTTTCTGGAGTGGTGTTGGTTTCTACAAGGGTCGTGGTAGCGCGCACCGAAACATCCTGATAGACGTTCCAAGTGAAGCTCTCGCCCTTGCCTTTGCCGAAGGCCGAATGCACGTCAGAGAACTGACGGAACTTGGTCATTGGCTGCACTGCGTAACGCAGCTCATTCGAGAGCTGGTTAGAGTACATATAGCCGCCAAGGCTATTTGTTGCCCAAACTTGTGATGCCATGATTATTTCTCCTTAATCAGTTTCTGCCGCGAGCTTTTCGCATTCCGGCGATGATGTCATCTACGGTTTGCTCTTTCTCTGCGGCTGGCGGGGCTTTTCGAGCCGCTGCCGAAGGGACATTGGTAATGGTTGCTTTGCGTTCCTGCTTTTGCTGCTGCGTTGCGACTACATTACTTTGCCCGCCGCGCCATTTCCGAAGATCATTGCCGATGTCTGAAAACAGTTCGCGATGTGGCCGGTTGTCACCTTCGGCGCGTCGCCTGTCTTCCTCAACCGTCAGCAATCTGACTAGGTAGGGGTCACTCATTACGTCGCTGTACTCTCGCTTAAACCACTCGGCATCACCTTCAAGGCGCATTTGCTGAATAGCCATCTGCGAGGCGGCATGAATAATCTCTTCAGGGGTAGCCTGCTGGCGCCCCGCAAGATGATTCATAACCTGCGCTGCCTCTTCATCACTTCCGTGACGGACAAGCCGCGCCAAATCTTCACCCGATACTTGCGGCCCTTGCACCTTCGCCTGGGCATCTCGAAGAATCCGGGTGGCTTCTTCAAGTCGTTTATCTGCCGAAACTTCCTTCTGGAGCGTTCGCACGCCCATTTCAAGAACACGATCACGCGGAACCTGCATCGGCACACCATCAACACGGATGGTCACCAGTTCCACTTCGGGCTCTTTCTTCGGCGCAGTCTTGACTTCTTCAGCCTTTTCTGCCTCAGTCCCATTATTTGACTCTGACCCTACTTTGTCAAGTGCTTCATTCTCTTCAGATTCTTCCTGCTTCTCTTCTGGCTCAGGCTTTACGCCAGCCTCTTCATCCAGCACTTTTTGATGCTGTGCGGCAAGTTGAGCGAGAACTTCGTCTCGCGGGTTAGGAGGTCGCTGGACGGTATCTTCAGAACCATCATCAGCAACGCCTGTTTCGGTGGCTGCATCGTTGTACTCCAGCGGCATGTTTATTCCTCCAGTGCTTGTTTGGCTTGATTACCTCGGATAATCAATTCAGCAAGCCAAGACTGAATCGACTGTGCGCGCCAGATTTGATTCTGGAGCGTTTGGATACGTTTTCTGCGCCACGGATAGACTCGGGCCAACTCGTTCATGGCGTCCTGCGCTTCCTGTTCTGCACATCCGATCAGATATTTGCCAAGATCGCTATGCAGGAATTCTTCCGCGTCCTTGCCCATGATTGCTTCGGCGATAAGCTGTCTGTCCATGCAATCCTCGCAATATTAAACTTTTATACAACCTGCTCATGCCAGTTAATAATAGCAGTTGTAGTAGCTGTACCTGAAAAAGAGGTCGCGCATATCGTTAAGTTGATCTGGTTTGCAGTTAGCGCGTCAATCTGTGAAAGCGTGAGGGGCGATCTAATATCCGCACCTCCAGCAAGCTGATTTGCGGTTGTGCCACTACCAGAAATAGAGAACTGCGCTTGTATAGTAACTCCACCTGTGATGGCCGTAGCAGTTGTGTCGTATTCAGCAACTGAGTTAGCGCCAGCGCTTGTCCATGCGGCGCCAGTGAGCACGCCACCCATGACAATCTCGATGAAACTATCCCCGCTCGTATTGCGGGTCAGGAAGTCGATGTCGTCGATATGCGCCCTGTTTGTCACCCCGTTATACGTTGTCTTTGGCCTGATAGACATGATTGGGATTCGGGTTGTAACTGACTTTGTGACGATGCCTGACGGCGCTGAATTCGGATAACCACGGGGCTTCTCGCCACCTTCCGACTGCACAGAACAGCAGACAAAGTACATCGTCCCACCCGCAGCGCAGACGTTCTTCAGCAGAATCCCGTTATTGGCATCAAAGTACCCGACTGCGTATGTAGTAGCTCCACTAGCTGTTCTAGCTTCAAGCCGCACCGGAAGGTTAAATGACTGCGTGTAGGGAACTGACAGTGCATTGGCATTTAGAAACTCATGTGCGGGCCATAGAATACCATTCACATCGAACCCGACCACTACACGCCCAACTCCGAGCCATTGCGCAGTCATGAACATAATCTGCGTCTTTGTAAAATCAATGATTATTCTGCTTGGGCCAGTGCCGTCAAAATTGTCGATATTCCAGTCTGCTTGCGCAACATCCGTATCAACTACCGCCCCAGATGTTGATGTTCTACGCGTGATATATGCTGCGCCATCCGACTCAGTGGAGAAAACTCCTGTAATGAATACGAGGTGTGATTTGCCCGGAATGTAGCGCGTGTATTGCCGAGACTGGAGCACTGAGTAATGCCCGTCAGTGCCTGACACGGTAATCGGAACCATGCGAGTATCCACATTACGCGGGCCTACTGAATTACCACCACTTACCGCACTGCCATTGCTGGAAGCCGTGTGAGCTGTTCCGTTTGCAATAGCGTCCCACAATCGGAGAGTGTCTAGCCCGTATTCCTGCTGAGAGTCAAACAACGTAGTGGAAGTGCTTACGCGAAGGCGACCGAATGAATCGACTGCGGGCGAATCGTCAAACAATATCGGCACGGCACTGACAAACCTGACCGGTAGTGGCGTAGGCGAATAATCTTCTGCGCTCACAATTAAGCCTTACCCTTTATCCGCTCAAGCGTTCGAAGGCCGCCAAGTCCGAGCATGCCCATCAGGATTGGCAACATCTCTGACAGGTCTGCCGGGGACAGCATCAGCGGGTGTCCGTTCATGTCGGCCACCAAGCGCACGACAGGCAAGCCAACCCAGTTCCAAGCGCACCCAGCCACGCAAACCCAACCTACTGCCGGTCGCCATCCACCACGGAAAAAATCCGGCGACTTAGCCTCTTCGGCATTGATCGCCATCTGGCCCTTCGCAATCTCGATTGACGCTTCCAGCTCGCGGAATTCCCCGGCCTGCTGAAGCTCCATCATCTTGAGCTTGGCTGCGTTTGCCGCGTCCTTGTCGGGGAAAATCTTGTCTATGACCTTGCTTCCAAAATCGAAGATACTGCCGATTCCGATTGCGTCCATCACTCAAGTCTCCCATTAGCAATTGAATTAGTCCCTGACCACTGACAGTGGCAACGCTCCCTGAGCTTACCTGCCCAACGGCCCGCCCACTCCAGCCCAACGCTTTCCGCAATCTCACCGCATCTTGTGTATAGGGCCACATCGTTCCACTGAGGTTTTCCACCCAGCATAGGCACGAAGTCAAATGCCCTGCCGTAGTTATGCCAGCTATAGCCACCGCGTGCCATAGTAACAATAGCGCCTTTGGCTGTGCGCCCGCTGGCATACAGAACATCCTGTTCCAGCTTACTGCGCAATGTGCAGTAAATCAGAACATCTATGCCAGCTTTGCTGCAGGACGCAATGAAAGCTTCTGCCCTGCGTTTGGTTTCTGGGTCAAGATCGTTGAGGGATTTACTGGCCACGCTGCCAACTCCTAATTGCATACTGCTTTCGAATGTAGCGCCCTGATGGCTTTTGAACAATCAGCCCCGTCCGAACATATCGCTCAAGCACGGCCACAACCAGTGCGACCGGTAGTTGTGCTTTGCGTGCGATGGTTTCTGCGCATAGGGCCAGCGTGCCGACCGACTCAAGCACGGTGTCGGCAATTCCCCTTCCC